CCCGTCCCATTCTTCCATCTTGAGCAATACGTTTGTCTTGTTCATAGCCTGGAGATCGAGATAGGTTGCGATAGTGCGGTTGACGTAGATTGCACTGCGCCCCATAATGACACGATCGACCGAATCGGTAGAGTCCTGAACTGGACCAACACCTGAAGGCTGCACCGGCATCCGCTGTGTCATGCGGACTAGCGTGTTGATCAAGTTTGCAGCCGAGCCACCGTTTAGCAACGTGACGTCGATGTTCGCCGCGCGAACCGCGAAACGCCAGTCATGAATAGCTAGACCGATTTTCCACTGAAGCCAGGTGCGGTACGCAAGGAACTCGTATCCGTTTGCGTCAGTTGCGGGTAGAACCCCCATGTCTTGGTGAAGCATCCCGGCTTGGGTTCCCTTCGGGAATATAGCATGGATTTGCTTCGGTCCCCAAGTTACGAGCCACATAGAGGCATTCGTGGAACCGGTTCCGCCGCAGTCAATCACGTTGTTGGCGATCGTACTCGTCGCCGGGTTCACAGTATTGTAGATATTTGCGAAACCCGTGAACTGCGTCGGATCGGTAGCCTTATTTCCGTAGAACAGATCGCTGGCGACTTTCTGCGAAAGCCCTTCCATGTGCATCGCATCTTCTTGATAGCGAAGTTCGGAAAGATTTCCGCCGAGTTCGGCCAGGGACTTGTCCAGTTTAGACCAGTCGGCGTACTCAACGCAAGTCGCGGTCTGCTTAACCACGCCGCCCTGGGTTGCAGGAACACCGGAGTTATAAAGACGACGCGTCGGCGTCGGAAGCTCGACAACTTGCGTGTATTCATACACGTTGCCGGCTTGGCACTCCATAGTGAGGAGATCTTCGACGATGCCGTTTTTCTGAGAGAGAAGATCTACAAGAGTTGCAATCTTTCCAGTCGTGTCGTGGCGCAGGGCCCACTGCGCGTAAGTAAATAGGCCGGGAGTGATAGTTGCCATAGATTATCCTTAATTAACTGTGTCTGGGTATAGCGCTGAAGCGGGAGTCGCTGCGCGCCGCGGGCCAGGGTTGATTCCGGGTTTGATGCTTCCTTCGGAAAGGGCCTGAGCCATTTTGTAAATCATCTTAACAATAGCGGGATTATTCCCCGCCCCGGTAAGCTCGAAAGCGCTGCGCGCTTCCTTACTTCCGTACTCGTCTAGCGCCCTTCCGAGAGTTGTCTGCACTTCCGCCGAACGAGAACCGCCGATTTCAGGATCGGACTTTATTTCGTCCCCCCACTGCGTGACCATCTCGTTAAAGGCTTTTGCGTTTGACTCTGCAAAAGCGGCGACTGCCGCTTCGACTTGCTTTGTCCCAAGGTCGAAAAGAGCTTGAGCTTTGTCCGCCGGAAATCCTGCTTCAGCAAGTGTTCCTTTGAACGCATCGAGAAGTTCTTTGTTTTCGACAAAGCCTTCAGGAATTTTGATTTCATACGATGCCGGGTCTATAGGCGGCTTAGCCGCTGGTTCCTCAACTACAGGTTCAACAGCGGCAGACTCTTCAGAAGGTTCAACCGCAGGTGCTTCAGTCGAAGCTACTGCGGCAGGCGCGGTGTCCGCAGGAAAAAGTGCGGCAGCGCCCGAAGGCACTTCAGTCGAAGAGTTCGCCTTTGTCGTATCCGTCATCTTTTTCTTCCTTAATTTCGACCGAAGCATTTTCGATCATTGCTTTAACAAATTGCTGCGGCGCCCAACGCTGAATGTCGGAAAAAAGGCGAAGGGCCGAACTGCGCCGGCCTTCAGAGAAGCACATAATTCCGAAAGCGCCAGGGGCGGTTGTAAATGACTGGGAAAAAATTCCACCATCAGCGAGTTCTAGCCAAAGGTATCTCCGCCCATCTTTGGTAGACATCAAGGACTGAATCACAACTTTGCGCGTTGTCTCGTCCTGTTTCGCCTGGCGTTCGGCCTTTTCAACGTCTTTCCTCGAACCAGCATTTGCCATCAGGATGCTCCCAGCATGGTTTCGAGGGCGTTTTTTCCACCGCCGACTTGTGTCTGGGAAAGGCCTTGCGCCCCCTGTACCGCGGCCATTGAGGCCTGTTGCATCGCTTGCGCCTGTTGCTGTTTCACTTTCGCAGCACGGATAGCTGCGACTTGCTTCGCGTTGCGGAGGATTCTCGGTGATACGTTGAGCAGGTCTGCGTACTCATCGACGGTTTCATCTTCGTCAAGGTTGTCCAGAACGTCAGGAATAGCTCCGGCTATATTTCCAATGAAGGCGACGAGGCGTTCAATTGCCGCTGTGCTTGCGGCGCGTTGCTGCTCGGCAAGCATGGAAACGTACTGAACGTTAATCTCCATGCCCTGAATTTCGGGCGGCGGGGGCGGAATCAATCCCCTGCGAAGCATAATCGCGTAGGTCCGCTCGATGATGGGATCGAGGACTTCGTTTTCAAACCGCTCGATTACCGGACCAAGTTGGATTAGCTTCTCTTCCCGACGCGCGTCAATCTCGGTCGCGGTTCGTACAGTATCGAGCTGGGAAATCATCATGAAGAGATCGACGAAGAGGACGGAATTAACCCGAGCCTGGACTTCCTTGATATCTAAGGTAAGTTCTTGAATCTTGGGATCAACCTGAAACGCGGGCTTAAAGCCCGCAGTGGATAGGTCCGAAACGTAGTTAATAGCGCCAGGGAGAATGGAATTAGGTTCATTCCGCATGTTAACCGAGGCGTTCATCGGCGGCCGAACCATCTTTTCGATAGCTTCGGCCTTGCGCCGTTGCTCTATCTGCAGTTGCCGCACAGCCGGAAGCGCATCCATGCCAGGACTGCGGCCGTAGGGATCGTTAGAGGTAATGTCCCAACGTGCCCCGAAGAAGAACTTCTCGTGAAAACCGCTGACGCAGATAATGTTGCTTCCGGCAGATGCCTGTTCCCAATAGACTTCCCGGAAGGCGAACTTCCGCGGAACGGGCGTACCTAAGTTATTCGTTCCGCCTTCCCAGACGTCCGTATTTGGCTCCATCGCGTGGCAGATTACTACTTCCCGTTCGATCGAACTTCCGCCGGACTTATACGACTGCTGAATCGACTCGGAAAGGTTTTTAATTCCGAACTGTTCCACGGCCTGGGCGATGTTTAGGGTATACTCCCGGTACATCGTGTTCACGTCCATTCGGGCTGAAGCTCCGAAGAAGAACTCGCCGAGGCATGGGTTATAAAACCGAATTACCGTTTCCGCGTCTTCGTACTCGATCAGTGCAGCGGAACCGAAAACGACGTTATCGTGGTAGTGTACGGCGAGGGCCTGGTAAAAGTTCGAACCGGAAAAGACTCGTTGCATTCGCCGCTCGACTTCGGCAAGCCAGTTACGGACAGGGCCGAAGGACACATCTGGCATGCCCTCAATGCCGAGGCGGAACCAAGGCTTCGTTGGGGACGTCAATCCCGACATCATTCCGCTGGCGCATGTACGCGCGGCGACAACGCCAGTTTCGTCTACGATTGCCTGGTTGATCTGCGAACCCCGGTTGAGTTGATTCGGCGTGACAAACCACTTGTACCGCCGAGGAAGAAACATTTCTGCAAGTTGAGCCCAGTGTGCCCAGAAAGATATGCGGTAGCTCCGCATTCCGCCCATGCGGGATTGGCAAGCCTGCGCCAGCGCAATCTGCATAGGTTTTGGAAGCGAAGCTCCTGATATCATTGGCCGAGAAGCGTCTTCGGCGCTACAGTGGCCGGAGCCGAAGCCATCTTCGCACCGGTGAGGAATGTTCCGCCGAGGTTACCTGTGCTGTTCGCTTTCATAGACATATTGGTCTGGGAAAGCGTCGAGGATAGACTCGGCGGTGTCGGTGCGGCAGGAACCTGAGGCGCTTTACCAAATCCCATGATTCACCATCCAGTGTAAGCATCGCCCTTCGCGGGCTCGGAAAAGTTCGGCAGAGCCGAATAGGCAAGAGGGTCGTAATCGACGAGGAGACTACGACCCGCTTTCCCAAACCGTCGCGATGCGACAGGGTAGGCAAAGGTGAGGGCTAAGGCATCAGCCAAGTCGGGGGACTCCTTACCGGCCGCAGCCATGTCATCCTTTGAGACAAGGATCACCTCCTCTCTTTTGTTAATGTAGTATTCGACCTCACATAGCTGATCGTAGAGATCGGAAGATTGGTCGATGGCAAGACCTTCCCGGATTGCGTCGCGGAGAAGGAGATACATCTCCGCCCGCTTGTTCGCGACGTGAATACCGAGAGGATTTGATGAAGGCTTCGAGCCAAAGTTTACCCCGATTACGTGGTGGCCCAGGCTGCGGACGAAGTCTACAACCCCGCCGCCAACGCCGCCTTCGTCGATGAACACTGCGTCTGGCTCGTAGTACTTTATCCTAGCGGCAACGCGGGAACCTAGTTCCACCGTGGACAAACCGCG